TTAAAAGTACCTGTGTACCAATTAGCTGGGTTAGTAGTGGTATAATTGGGCCAATAAAACCAAGGCTGGATTAAAAAAGTCACATTGGCGATAGAATCATTAACCCAGGTATAAGCAGTAGTAGAAGGAATCATAATAAGCTGTTTCAGCGAGTTATAAGTCTCGCCCATGGTGTTTTGAACAACCATAGGTGGTGTCAAGCTAGGCGTTACAGTCATACCAGACTGCATATGAACCTCACCTTGTGCCAAAGGAGGCAAATTCGCTTCTTGAAAAGAAAAACTATTAGAACGTGCTAGTTTTGCACTAGCTCTGGGAGAACCTGCAACCAATTCAACTATAGAGCCAGAAGAACGAGAAGTCCTATGTGGTGCCTGAAAATGTGCAGGACTTTGCTCAGGAAGTAACGTTGTATTAGTTTTAACCAATCTAGAAGTTATTTCAGCTTCTAGGGGGTCTACAGGAAGAGGTGGTAGCGGTGCAGGAGCAGCCAATGCTGCAGAAAATGGATCTACAACTGCAGGTTGATTAACATGGGGCCAAATAGGACCCGTGTAATCATTGACTTCGAAATCCTCAGCTCCACAAACTTCACATAAGATTTGTATGGAATTTTGCACCATACCATTGACCTTAAGTCCGTCAACTATGTACACAGTAAGAGTACCAATTGAGCCAAAGAAGCCCATATAAGGAAACTCAGCAACGTAAGGTACAACAAACTCACAAACAGGTGAATCCTTGAGGTTAAAAATGACATTAAAGCCCATACCTTGTGGACCATTGGCTGGGTAATCCACAGTGGAGACGGTTTGAACAGTGTCCATATCCTCAGAAGTCCAATTAGTAGTGTTATAATTGACAGCGAACTGTACTCTACCAGCGTGGAATTTAGTCTTGACGAAAGTGAATCGAAACTTGAGACCACCACGCCAATTCTTAAAATAAGAGGCCAAATTCATGACACTCGTTGGCTGAAAAGCTCTGACATTCGTTTTACCAACGGAAGGAGGCAATCGCGCTACTTGCAACAAAGGTGTTTTTAACCTAAACCACATACACGAAGGCGACAAGGGAAACTGACCAATAGCAGTACCACCAGCATTAACCGCTGGATACTCCATAATCGTAAACTGGCTATATTGAGCTTTAACAAAATCAATAGACATCTCGTCCACATCAGTACCAGTAACAGTGCGATCAAAGCCCAAGCGATTACTAGCAAATGGGCCTGCAACTATTGTAGAACTAGCAATGTCGACGTTATTTTCGCCAACTGTACCTAGAGGGTTCATACGCGGAATGTGGTCTAAAACTTGGGGTTTTAAAAAGCCGAAGTGAGCAGCAACACGCGCTGCTTTAGAAAGAAACCACGAAGCTGGACCAAATACCGACTTTAAAGAGGGAACATACGTACCAGCCACAGTAGCTAAAGAACCAGCGGCAGCAAGAATAGTGCTAACTGGCTTTTCAGCCATTGCAGCTTCAGTATTAAGAATATTCTTAGTGGCTGAAAAGCCAGATTGCAACACAACATCTTTAACAAGATTAGGCACAGGGCCAAACAACTCCATATCCTCAAAGTGTAAATATAACACATATGTAGGAGCGGTAGTGGCAGAAGGGATGTCAAAATTAACTAAATGATTAAGAGAAAGTGTACCGTAAGGTACAGCTTTTTGCGTACGAAGGGACGCGAACTCCGTAATTGACATAAACGGAATTTTTAACTGAACAACGGTATCTTCAGCTATATCTAACCTAACATGCGGTAAATTGGTCAGAGTTTGAGAGACTGCACCTCTATCAAAAATAGGAACATTAAGATTAATGCCATATTGCCAACCCATACCAATCAAACCTTGATTAAAGGGTTGAGCAGAAATAGTAAGCGTAAAAACTGCAGTATATCTGACACCCGTAACGAAAGCTAACTTCTGCTGCCCTGTAGGAAACAAATAAGGTAAAAAAGCACCATTGTTCGCCTCAATAGCCCTAAATCGGCCACGAGCGGAGGTGTTTAAGGAACCAGAAGCAATAGCCACTGGTCTACTAAAGTGCTCAGTAACATCTTGAAGGTTGGCAACCTTGGGGTACATAGTCTGAGAATCATTACCAATAACTTCAACAGTAGTACTAGCCTCGTTCTCAAAAGACATATCCTTTTGCACGATTTTAGCATCAGATGCTTGTAAAGAACTAATAGGTGATGTACCAGAGGCATCATCACGACAACAATCCATATTTGACATGCCGGATTGTAAAAAGACATGAAAGTATTCAATGAAAATAGCTAGACATATACTAGAGATTGCCGTCTAACGCAATTCTCAAGAGCCGTGCCTCTCTGGGAAACAACCTCATGGGTCGCTTACGGTATCCCTGAGTAGTATTACCTTCTAGAACCGCCCTGTCCACGTACATGTTCACACACAGCTATTATTTTTGTGTAGTACGTGCGTATTTGCAAGTTCTTCAGTACCAGTTGTCATTGCGAGACAAAACCAGCTTCTGGTAAGATTCACGTTCAGGCAAACAACGAGGTAAAGGCACTTCACAAGTGCCCCTCTTCTCAAGTTGTTCAATGATAGGTTGGGAGAGCCTGTCCCAAACTTCTGGTGGATGGAGAGAAAGTTCCTCTAGAGCATTCTCTAGAGTGTCAACAATAATATCGTTCTTGAGTCTAGCATTCTTACACCAGTAAGGAGTAAAGTAGAAAGAGTCGACTTCCAATGGGCACAAAACCACATTGTTTTCATAACCAAAACCTCTCTTGAGAAAAGACATATTGGTGAGCTCATCAGTCGTACCTAATTCGGCACCCTTATGAGCAGACGTATAAGTCATATGGAAAAGCTCCTTAAGAGATGCTGAAACGGTCGCTTGATTAAATATGTCAGCAATCTCATCAGCGACATTAGAGACATTGTCATCGCCGTAAGTGACACTGAACACCTTAGTCCAGAATCCAACCCTATCACCTGTCAGGTGAATGTACGAGGCGATCAACATGAAAAGTGAGTAGATAGAGTTGATGATGGTGGTAAAAG